GCGGTATTTCGGTGTGACGGTGCAGGTGCCGTACACCGATGTGTGGACGCATAAACCGGTGCAGTACTATCCAGGGAAACATCCGTGCGAAAAACCGGCAGAAATGCTGCGGCAGATAATCTGCGCGAGCAGTCGTCCGGGTGACCTGGTGGCGGATTTTTTCATGGGTTCTGGCTCAACCATAAAAGCAGCTATGGCGCTCGGGCGTCGTGCAACTGGTGTTGAACTGGAGGCAGAACGTTTTGCGCAGACCGTTAAGGAGATTAGTCACATCCTTACATGCTCAATTGATGACGGGAAGGATGAATAAAGATATGGTCAGTTCAGGCTGTGAAGCAAGTAGACAGATAAGGCTGCAATAAAAACTGACAATAGTAAAATAGCTTTTTCCCAGGTAGTCATGAATACGATCTCTTAAAGCGCCCGCTGATACCAGCGGGCAATACATACTGGCATTAATGTTAAGTTCAGGGATAATTCATCGTATTTTGTGGTACGACGCTATCAATATTAATAAAAAGTATTTTTCATGTAAAATTTCTGTTTTTTTGATCTGATTCTCGTTTCCTGGGTTATGATGTTGTTGTGAACCATGCTGTTGAATGATAATGTTCGGGTATAAAATTGTTGCTGATATGTAGCGCAGTGAGCAGGTGGTATTTCTGTTGCTGAGTGTACGGATACAGTGCTTCCCTCCCTCAGCGGGGGGGCAGGTGTGCTGTGGTTTTAGAGACACCGGAAACGAGAATGATGCGGGTTTGCTGGTGCCGGGATAGAGTCGCCGGAGGTCATGACATAGAGCAAAAAAGGAATGTGCATGCAAATACACACCTCTTCGGAGAGCTCTTCTTTATATGGATGAGCCTCAAGGTCAATAGTTTATCTGTTATGTATTCATATGTTGTTACTTATATAATCCATACGGGCATATCATCAGTACACACATACTATTATGGCATTTTATTTTTGTTTTAACTGAATTCCCGGGGCACTCTTTTTGATTTCTGATAAGGAACCAGAATTTTCTGTTAAATGGTGTCACGTTGTAAATGGTTAATGGAAGCAGCTTATTATCCATAATCACACCTGAGTTAACAGGTGTGAGAATACTTCCGGGTGGCAGGAACACATCTGACTGATACCAGATTATCAACTTTATTTTACACCATACAGTTGAAAACGTTATTCCGCTTGATGGGCATATCACTGTGTCAATAACTATCCATTCCATCTTTTAACCTTCTCGGTACACATTGCTTTCGATTGTTTTGCTAAAAATCATAGTCAATAAATCAGTGTAACTCATTGAAAAAGATCGTCTTCTTTGTCTTCCTGGGGTTTTCTTTTCTAATTTTGTATCACTTTGGTTCAAGTTGTTTCATTTTTTTGTAATACAAATTAGCAGGATGAGCGGGAATATAAAAAAATCGGATGTTTTTGTAATGGATATTATTTTTTTGTAAAATAATGTATTTTTATTTAAATCTCTATCAGAAAAGAATTTATTGTTCCTTTATATGGTGGAAAAGGTCATGGTATTTAAACACTACGATGTGGTCAGGGCGGCGTCGCCGTCAGATCTTGCGGAAAAGCTGACACAAAAACTGAAGGAGGGGTGGCAGCCATTTGGCAGCCCGGTGGCCATCACGCCTTATACTCTGATGCAGGCCATTGCGGCGGAAGGTGATGTCACCACACCTGTGTTGGTGAAGCCGTCGGATGGAGAAGGCACAGTAATCAGCGCCACCAGAGACCCGGAGTATTACTTTGTTGTGGTTCTGGCGGGGCAGTCAAACAGCATGGCATATGGTGAAGGCCTTCCGCTGCCGGAGACATATGACCGTCCGGACCCGCGTATTAAGCAGCTGGCGCGCCGCAGTACGGTGACACCGGGCGGTGCAGCATGCAAATATAACGACATCATTCCGGCGGACCATTGTCTGCATGATGTGCAGGACATGAGCCGCCTTAACCATCCGAAAGCGGACCTGTCAAAGGGGCAGTACGGAACCGTGGGGCAGGGGCTGCATATCGCCAAAAAACTGCTGCCGTTTATACCGGCGAATGCGGGCATTCTGCTGGTTCCGTGCTGTCGTGGTGGTTCAGCGTTCACCACCGGAGCTGATGGCACATACAGTGACGCGAGTGGTGCTTCGGAGAATTCAACCCGCTGGGGTGTGGACAAGCCGCTGTATAAGGACCTTATCGGTCGAACAAAAGCAGCACTGAAGAAGAACCCGAAAAATGTGCTGCTTGCCGTGGTGTGGATGCAGGGGGAATTTGATTTTGGCGGTACGCCGGCAAATCACGCAGCACAGTTTGGTGCGCTGGTTGATAAATTCCGTGCAGACCTGGCGGATATGGCAGGTCAGTGCGTCGGTGGATCTGCTGACGGTGTTCCCTGGATATGCGGGGACACGACGTATTTCTGGAAGCAGAAGAACGAATCCTCGTACCAGACGGTGTACGGCAGCTACAAAAACAAAACGGAAAAGAATATCCATTTCGTACCGTTCATGACGGATGAGAACGGGGTGAATGTGCCGACGAACAAACCGGAAGAAGACCCGGACATTCCGGGTATCGGATATTACGGTTCGAAATGGCGTGACAGCTCAGCCACCTGGACGTCACAGGACAGGGCGAGCCATTTCAGCGCCTGGGCACGCCGCGGGATTATTTCCGACCGTCTGGCAACGGCGATTTTGCGCCATGCGGGAGGAGTGGCGCTAAACGCGGGGGCATCATCGACAGTATCAGAGGTGCGCCCGTCATCGCCTTCCGGTGCAGAAGCCACAGGCGTCACAACACTGCTCTCTTACCTTGCCAGCGAGTCAGAGGGAAGCCTGAAAGTACAGGGATGGTCAGCCAGTGGCGGCAGGGCAGAAGTGGTCAGCGATGCGGAGGGAACCGGAGGTAAGGCAGTGAAGCTGACCAAGGAAGCCGGTAAAAGCAGCTGGGTGCTGGAGTACGCCGCGGGCAACGGTGCGGCTCTGTTACAGAAAGGGGGGCAGATTCGCTGCCGCTTTAAGGTTTCGGGAGCGCTGGCTGCGAACCAGTATGTTATGGCGTTTTACTGGCCGGTATCTTCACTGCCACAGGGCGTTGCCCTGACCGGAGACGGGGGGAATAACCTGCTGGCAGCGTTCTACATCCAGACAGATGCAAAAGACCTGAATGTGATGTACCACAATGCGAAAGTGGCGACAAACAACCTGAAACTGGGAAGCTTTGGCGCATTTGATAACGAATGGCATGCGCTGGCTTTCCGCTTTGCCGGGAATAACAGCCTTCAGGTGACGCCGGTTATTGATGGTCAGGATGGTACACCGTTCACGCTGACGCAGTCACCGGTCAGTGCCTTTGCGGCGGATAAACTGCATGTGACAGACATTACCAGAGGTGCGACTTACCCGGTACTGATAGACAGCATTGCGGTGGAAGTGAACAGCACAGACACTGCGGCATGATAAAAAAAACCGCCAGCGACAGGAATGGACGCTGGCGGTGGTAATACCTATGGAGAAAAAATAAAGGAACGATACTTTCGTGCTCTGGTTTTTTAAATGAAAACAGTTCTTATTGTCAACAATAACGGAAAGAAATTATGACATTTCTGAACCAGTTAATGCTGTACTTCTGTACGGTGGTCTGTGTGCTGTATCTCCTTTCGGGTGGATACCGGGCCATGCGTGACGTCTGGCGCAGACAGATTGACAAAAGGGCCGCTGAGAAAATCAGCGCCAGTCAGTCAGCCGGAAGCAAACCCGAAGAGCCGCTCATTTAGCGGCAACTTTCTTAATCACATCTTTCGACGAGAAAATCCCATGTCAGAAATTACATCCCTGGTCACTGCTGAGGCAGTGAAGGAAGTCCTGCGCTCTGAAGAAGTCCTGAGCGCACTGAAACAAAAACTTCGCCATAACCTGGAAGCGCGTCTTGATGCAGAGGTTGATGCCATTCTGGATGAGCTGCTTGGTGTACAGGCAGAGCCACCGACTGAAGCGGGAGATACCACCGCAGAGAGCGGTGAAGTTCAGCCTGAATCACCGGTCGCCGATGCGACTGAACCTCAACCCGAATCGGTCATGATGCTGTAACGGGGAGTCAGGGCCATCAGTAAACAGCTGCTGGCCTTTTTCATGTTGTGAG